GGCGAACTTCCGAGAAACTCTAAGGCACTCCTGCCTTACACATCCAGTATTTGGAGTGGGAATTTGCACGAATCGCACGTGCCCGTGTGTCCAACGGCGAAGGGCGCGAAGCCCTACCATCCCTTTAAGCGGGATGAGATCTGTCTAGCTTCCAAGCAGGGGGGCTCCCTACTCGGCGCCAATGTCGTCGTTTGGATCCAAGTACTCTATCCAAGAGTAGTTGTCTCCGAAACCTGGTTTCCCCAGTTCAACCTCATGGATCCGGATCTCTCCTCTGATGAGAGGAAGTCCCCGAATTTCACGAGAATGATTGTATGCTAATTTTAGCATACTAGCACGACCACCGCCAACAATCCGCTCTAAGGATCCATCCTTAGAGTAGACGCCTTTGGCTTCGTTACTACTGGTCACCGGTTCCGCACGGATCGACATGGCCTCAGCCGCCACAATTTCTTGTGAGACTGGCAATACAGAGACATCTGTTATTGGCTTATCTTCCTTTGTATCTGGGAGTTGTTGCGTCAATACACGTGACACTTCTGGGTCAAGGGTGGATAATGTTGCATGGCGCCCGAAATGCATTAATAATGTGTTTTCGATGGCTGCTGTCGGCAGTTTAACTAGGTTAGGATCAGTAACCTGACCAAAAAGTTTCAGATTCTCCTCTTGGCGGTAGTAATCTTCCGGTATAAGACCCTTAAGTAGACTACCAAATGCACCATTACGTGCATATTCAATAATCTGGGTCTTAGATCGTAATGAAGAGCCTACCCCGAAGGCGGAGATCGTCTGGACCTTTAACCAGATACTGATCATTTCCTTAAAATTGTGGGCTATGGCCTCGTGGTTGATTGTTACATCAGCCAGAACACCTGTTACGTTATAGACTGATCCGGGTCCGTGAATTTGGTCTCGATGGATGCGGAGCTTGCCAGAAATTAAATTCTGGTGATATCCGAGTAAGTCGTACGCCTTTTCATAGAGCTCGTTGAGGTCTAGAATGTTTCGGTCTATCTGGGGATGGATTAACTTCTCCACGATGTACGCCCAACCTATCTGGGGATATGATCTGATGGGAGATGTCCCTCGGATTATATTTTGTTTAGAATGGTACGAAACTTTCCAAAGGGCTTCTCGATAAACTTCGAGAAGAGGAACCCGTTTCAGTACCACCTTCACAATTTCCTGATAGAACACTACCGTTAGGTCTTCCAGAAAGGAAGAACGTGCATGCGCGAGCGAAGTTAATGGATTTAGGAACCCCTCTATCCATATAAATAATTCCGCAGCTCCCACCGGTTTATCCGAGCTTGCTCCGATAAACGGGTTTTGAGCTATAAGCGCTAGTACGGTACCTAACCCTAGGTAGTCTTTACCTCTCAAGGTCAAACCTTGATAAGTATTCCACATTGGAACGGTTAAAACCCGTTTTAATAGGCTTATAACACTTACATCCTCAGGGAACCACCGAGTTAGGCACCGCTTGGCTAAGGCCAGTCGTGCACTCCAGGATCTAGCTTTCAGTTCCTCTTTTAGAGAAAGAGGGGATATGTTGTCGGGACCAATAAAGGTCTGATTAGCAAAGTTAATCAGCCCGATTTCAGAAATCAGGCTCTTTGCCAACCCTACAACAATCCCGAACTGCTCACAGACCCGGAGGTACTCTTCTGCGACGGTCTTGTCAGCAATGACAATATCGTCCCCTAGGACTAAATAGTCGCCGAACCAACCTTGTCCACCAATATTTATATTTGAATATTGGACTAAGAAATGGTGAACAATGGCGAGTCCTGCCCAAGAGGAAAGAGCACCCATCGGTTGACCTCTCGTATACCGAACAGTTGAGACCCCTCCTATATATCCTGCCGGTAACGATCCGCCACCTTTGAGTGGTTTCGACACTAAGAAGTCTCGATCTCTCAAGATCGAGGCCCAGAGTTCAGCGAGCTTTCGACCGATTAGTGGAATTAATAATTCTACGTAAAGAGGTAACGGAATAATATCCGTTGCCGATTTTAGGTCATAGCAAAAGAACGATTTCTTTCCTTCTTGATTACACCTGTGGACAAATCCTGTCAATCTTCCAGTCTGATCAAAAGTAGCATCAGACGGGATTAACTTTAATATCTTAAATAAATAGGTATGTAAAGGTTGAAGGATTGCTTGGGTCCAGTAATCGACAAGAGCGAATACTCGAATCTTTCCAGCAGCTTCCAGGCGATAAGCTAACTTCCCGAGCGGCAGGGTGCCGCTCTTGGTTGTTCCCTTACCATATGGAGATAACTGCTGTTTTCCCATCCAGATATCCATATCTGCGATCTGTGCCGCCTGAGTAAAATCCAAGAGAGCTCCCAGTTCCCCAACCGTTTCCAGCCACTCAGCTAAATAATTACGTGGTTTATTAAACCACAGCCAAGCGTCCGTAGCGGGTGTAAGGAAATTGGAGCCCGATGGTCCCGCTTTCAAGGTAAAACGGGAGGTATCCACCTTCCAACTCAGACGGGGGAAAGGGCCAAGGGCCCAAAGATGACTCCAAATCTCTAGACAAGCCTCCGACCAAGAACCTAAGTCCCCAGTAAAAGGTTGTCCCTGAATCCCAGATAGATCCACAATCCCGTACGGGGCATTCAATGCCTTGTACATATTAAGGAAAGTGGCCCACCATCGAATCGCCGGAAGAGAGCCGCTCCTTATGGCGTCTCTAATCCGTCGAGGGAAGCAGGCGGGAAGGCCGTTACTAAGTGTAACACCGACCCCTAGAGCATGAGTACTTTGCATTCGTTCTCCTCCAATATAGTTATTTAAAACAAATAAATATATTTTGAGGCGTTGGATCAGTCTTAACGGACCTTGGTGTTCCAGGATCGAAACCATATGTCTGCCCATTACTTCAATTGAATCAAAACATAGACTCTGTCTAGTTAGTCCGCTATAGTGAAAGGCCTGACGGCCCCACAGCATAGCGGTCTTCCACACCACTGCACCAGATTGATGTGTAAGGCCAACAGCACCCGTATTCGCGTCAACTTTTAGCTGGGACGGGATCCATGATCTCGCCTTGATAAAGACAGACCATAGTCCATTACGGAACATGGTTGGGCGTCGTATAGGGGACTCGCTGCTTGCACGGGCACTCTGAAAGAGTGGGGGGGATTTTTTGAAAGAAGAAAAAGCAGATGTATACAAAGCAGGAGGTTGTGATCCACGGCGAGCGATTACTGTTAGAGGCAGCTTCATTGAGAAGCATACCTTCTGTAATTCCCGGTACTCCGGGTCGGTTAGGTACATTAGACCCTCAGGATCGTTCGGATCAATCACAACCATACACCGTTGGCGCTGTAGATTCCAATCTACTAGCATTTGCCAATCGGCAACTGTACGGTCGAGCGGATCAGTTTGTCGAATCGCCCTTTGGGTTCGTATAAATTGAGCTAGCTCGGGTGTATGAGAGTCGTCACCGTCCGCCCCGTTTTGCCATACGGGTGCTGTAGTACTCAGCCGGCGGAGGTTGTCTAAGAAGTCGCTTTTAACACAGACTGGCAATGTGTGTAGGAGAAATCCTTGCATATTGTTAGTTTAACTTAAAAGTTGGCTGATATAGGCTTCCTTATCCCCTTTCGGGGGGGTAGCTGGTGGTTCGAGGGCCACTCGTCTTGACCATTTCAGTCACCTGGGTAACCAGGTCGACATCCCTGGAACAAGGAGCGTACATTCCTACAGTCCAACCCTGGTAATCTCTTTGCTGAGCATGTATCTGGCCTGATAGGCTGGATCGCTTAGTGATGTAGAGGAGTGCAACAGGTTGTTAATCTGCGCAAGCGGGTTCATTACCTAGCCGCTCTTTCAGTAGTTGGTCTATAAGGGGATGTCCGTGCCCGAAGGCAAGACCAAGTACTCTGATATTAATTCATCAGAGGAACTTATGTTCCTAGGCATCCTCTACACTCGCCTTCTGGGGCCGTCAGGTCTCAGGATGAGAGATTGTAGGGTGATTCACGGAAAGTACCTCACCGCCCATTTTACAGATGGGGAACTGCGAGTCCTTGTGATCGGAGCTCTTATAGTAACTCGATGGATCTTTATTGAGGCTCCAGCTAGCCTCAGAGGGTGCTATGCGTTTAAGCCGACCTGCCCGTAAGGGCCCTCTAGAAAAACTAGAGGTTAAGCAATTGGGATTGCGTGTGCAGTCGAGTTAGAGATAGCTCGATCCCGGCCTCACAAG